CTTCCTTTTGAAGATGCTACTAAAGAATTTTTAGATATTTTCTATCCTTCAGAAGAAAAGAAAAAACTTAATAATGTCAAAAAGAAAACAGACTGAATACATAGTAATCCATTCAACGTGTACACCTCCTGATATGGAGGTATCCTTTCGTACTGTTGATGAATGGCATCGCAAACGAGGATGGTTAAAGATTGGATACCACTTCTTTATTGCTTCTAATGGAACAATAGAAGTAGGTAGAAATATCCATGAAGTTGGTGCGCACACAAAAGGATACAATGGAACATCTGTTGGTATTGTGTTGGTTGGTGGTACTGATAAAAGTGGAAACCCTGATCCTTACTTTTCTGCACCTCAATGGGAAGCATTGTTCAGTTTAGTGAACAGCTTGACTTTTATGTATAGAAGTGCTAAAGTAGTAGGGCATGGTGAGTTAGTTGGTCAAGGCTGTCCGGGCTTCTCTGTGAAGAAGTGGTGGGCAAATAATTCAGAACTAATCTATGGAAAAACAGGATATAACAATGATCAAATATAATGAGGAAGATTTGGAAAATCATACACAAAGTAATTATTCTTTTGAGTATCGAGAAGGAATGAGTGGACTTAGTGTAGATTTTAATTTCTCTACTGAGACTCTTGGAGACGTTCTTGAACAGTTCAAGAATTTCTTGATTGCATCAGGTTACTCCTATGTTGATGCAGTGTCAGCATTTTCAGCAAACATGGAATTCACGACACAAGAGGAGACAGAAGAGGAAGAGGACGATGATGATGACGATGATGAAGAAGAGGCAGAAGAGAAAGAAGCAACACCTTATACACACGGTTTCTAAGGAAATCTTCTTTTTCTAATAACGGTAGTATGGTTCATGGAAAATAACTCTGATTTTGTTGGGCATGAACCATGCCCTTCATGTGGTTCAAAAGACAACTTAGGTAGATATAATGACGGTCACGGATTTTGTTTTGGTTGTGGTTATCGCGAGTCTGCTGCTGTGGCTACTGATAATTCTCCACAACGACAGGTTACCATAATGACATCAGATTTGATAGAAGGTGAGATAGTACCTCTTCCAATAAGAGGTATTGATGAAGAGACATGCAGGAAATGGGATTATCGTGTTGGTACTTTTAATGGACAGAAAGTACAGATTGCAAACTACAAGAACTCCTCTGGAAAGAGGATTGCACAAAAGGTAAGATTTAGAAACAAGGATTTCCTCTCAAAAGGAGATATGAAAAGTGTCTCTCTTTATGGAGAACACTTGTGGTCAGGAAAAGGAAAACGATGTGTAGTCACTGAAGGAGAAATAGATGCACTGTCAGTGAGCCAAGCACAAGGAAACTCTTGGCCTGTATATTCAGTACCAACAGGTGCAGGAGGATCAGTAAATGCAATTAAGAAAGCAGTTGAGTTACTAAATGGATATGAACAAGTCATCTTCTGTTTTGATAATGATGAAGTAGGTTTCAAAGCAGCAGAAGAATGTGCACAAGTCTTACCTCCGGGTAAAGCAAAGATAGCAAAACTACCTCTAAAAGATGCAAATGAAATGCTGGTTGGTGGTAGAGTGAAGGAGTTGGTTAATTGTCTTTGGCAAGCAAAGGTTTTTAGACCAGATGGAATCATTTGTGGAACAGATTTGTGGGATGTTGTTTCAAGTGAAGACACAATGTCAGCAGTCATGTATCCATTTACAGGAATTAACAATAAAACTCTTGGAATACGAAGAGGAGAAATAGTCACAGTAACAGCAGGATCGGGTACAGGAAAGAGTCTGGTATGCCGTGAAATTGCATCTCATATACTGATGACTCAAGAAGAGAGTGTTGGATACATTGCACTCGAAGAGTCTGTTAAAAGGACTGCTCTTGGCTTTATGAGCATCTGGCTAAACAAACCCCTTCATCTAGGCACTTCAGATGTTAGAGTAGATTCTGATGAGTTTAATGACGCATTTAAGAACACACTTGCAACAGGTCGTGTCTATCTCTATGACCATTGGGGTTCACTTGATAGTGATAATCTGCTAAACAAGATACGATACATGGTTCAAAGTTGTGGATGTAATTACATTGTTTTGGATCATATTTCTATTGTAGTCTCTGGATTAGAAGGTGGAGATGAAAGACGTACCATTGATAACTTGATGACCAAGTTGCGTGGTCTTGTAGAAGAAGTGAATTGTGGACTGATACTTGTATCTCACTTGAAAAGACCACAAGGTAACAAAGGACATGAAGATGGTGCGCGAACAACAATGGCACAACTTCGCGGATCAGCAGCAATAGGACAATTATCAGATATTGTAATTGGATGTGAACGAGATCAGCAAGGAGAAAATCCAGATCGTACAACAGTACGCATTTTGAAAAATAGGTGGTCAGGAGAAACTGGGATTGCAACTTGTCTTGACTATTCAAAAGAAACTGGTAGACTAATGGAGGTTGTTGATGTAGACTTTGATCAACTAGAAGAAGACAGCAATAATAAAGTACAATACGAATCAGACTTTTAAAAAAAAGGATGAGTAATATGAGTGAATGTGTATTTGATATTGAAACAAATGGCCTTGATGAGAACCTTACAAAAGTACATTGTATGGTACTCTTTGATATGGAATCTGAACAGTATTTTAAGTATGGTCCAAATCTGGGTAACCTTCAAATTGGACTTAATCGACTAGATTCTTACTCTACAATTGTTGGACACAATATAATTAAATTTGATTTACCTGCTCTTTCAAAGATATTTGGTTGGAAACCTAGTTCCAATAAGAAAATACTAGATACTCTTGTATTAAGTCGCTTGATCTTTCCAAATAGAAAGCAAAAGGATTTTGAAGGTAAGTTAGTACCTTCAGACTTGATTGGAAGACACTCTTTGAAATCATGGGGTCTACGACTCAACTTTGAAAAAGGGTTGTTTGCACGTTCTGCACAAGCAGGTCACTCAGATTTCTCAAATTTTGAGTCTTACTCTGATAATATGCTTGAATACTGTAAGAGAGATGTAGAACTAACAGTTAAGTTGCTAAGACACTTATCTAAGGCTTCTTTTTCAGAAAGTTCTATTGAGTTAGAACATGAAATCTTCAAGATTTGTAATAAGCAGGAAGAAGATGGGTTTCCTTTTGATGCAATAAAAGCATCGAAATTCTATGCTCTTCTTTGTGAACACAGAAAAAAGTTACAGACTGAATTAAAAGAGAAATTTGGTACTTGGGTAGAACCAGTTGGTGATGTGTTTGTACCAAAAGTAAACAATAAGAAATTAGGGTATCGAAAAGGAATATCTGTTCAAAGAGTACAACATATCGTTTTTAATCCAAATAGTCGGCAACATATTGCAAAGCGACTATCTGATATTCATGGTTGGAAAGCAAGAGAATTTACTCCTACTGGAGAACCAAAGATAGATGAAACTATACTTGATGAGCTAAAGTATCCAGAAGCAAAGCTAATGGCAGAAGCTCTAAGAATAAACAAAATGATTGGTCAATTATCTGAAGGAAAACATGGCTGGCTTTCACTGGAAAAAAAGAACAGATTACATGGAGCAGTACACACAATGGGTACAATCGCTTCACGATGCTCTCACACGCACCCGAACCTCGGTCAAGTTCCGTCTACTAAGACACCCTTTGGCAAGGAATGTAGACAGTTGTTCTATGCACCAAAAGGGTTCACGCTCATGGGATGTGATGTGTCTGGGCTGGAAGCTAGGGTTCTCGCTCATTATCTTGCTAGGTTTGACAATGGCTCATTTAGTAATACGCTTCTTGAAGGAGACATACATAGTACTAATCAAAAAGCCCTTGGTTTGGATAATCGAGATCAAGCAAAAACTTTCTTGTATGCTCTCTGTTATGGTGCGGGAAACGTTAAACTCGGTCAAATCGTTGGTAAAGGTGCACAAGAAGGTACAAGATTAAAGGATAGGTTCTTTAAGTCAATGCCAGCCTTTAAGAAACTTAGAGATGCAGTAATTTTGAGAGGACAATCTGGGTATCTTACAGGACTTGATGGACGTATGGTTCCTGTTAGAAGTGAACACTCCAGCCTAAACACTCTATGTCAATCTGCTGGTGCTATTATTTGTAAGCGTTGGGTTGTGGTTTTCCACAATCTTTTAAAGGCAAGAGGATTTGTTGAAGATAAAGATTATCAGCAAGTTGCTTTTGTTCATGATGAAATTCAAGTTCTTGTAAAAGAAGGAAAAGGCGATGACATTGGAAAAATTGCTGTGGAAGCTATTGAACAAGCAGGAAAAGAGTACAAGCTCAGAATACCACTTACCGGAGAGTACAAACTTGGCAAATCTTGGGCTGAAACACATTAGTGAAGCAGATGCTTCTCAACATTTAAAGGAAATATATGAAGAAAGACGGTTCTTTGGTAGAACAACTCTTAGTTGATGGAGATATTCTAGTCTATAAAAACTGCTGTGCAGTTGAAACAGAAATTGATTGGGGAGATGATTTCTGGACTCTACATAGTGATTTCAAAGAAGTTAAGCATCTAATTGATCAAGAAGTTAGTTCTCTGTTAAGTAAGACAGGAGCAAAAGAAGCCTCTATTCTGTTTTCTAGTAAGTTCAACTTCAGAAAGAAGATTTGTGATACTTATAAAGCACATAGAGCAGGTACTCGAAAACCAATTGTTTTCAATGAAGCAAAAAACTATTGCAGAGAAAAATGGAATGCGTTTGAATCTAAGTGGGTAGAGGCAGATGATCTTCTTGGTGTTAAGAACACACTTTGGCCTGAACTATGCTGTATTGTAAGTGCAGATAAAGACTTACTGACAGTTCCGGGTAATCATTGGGATCAGAAAGCAAACATAATGTATTGG